AGAGCACGTCATGAGACCCGTCGTCGCCGGGGAAGTCGAGCGCGTACGACGCCAGGTCGATCGTGCTCGCCAGGTCGAGCCCGGCATAGCACGCGCGGCCGGCCAGCTCGGGCGGCGACGCGGGCGCGGAGTCCCACGCGCCCAGCTCGATCGCGCGGCCCGCGAGCACCGATTGCTGGTTGAGCCGGAACTGGCGGAACGCGCGCTCCTCCGCCGGGTTGTTGATCGCCTTCGCGCACTCGGCGCGCAGGATGCGCGGGTCGAGATAGTCGCCGAGCGCGGGATTGGCCAGCGCCCACGTCGCTTCGGCGGTCCAGTCGGCGTCCTTCGGCGCGGCGTGGATGACGACGAGCCGCGACGTGTCGAGCGCCGGGTCTTCGGCGACCCGCTCGGACCATGACCGCTCGGCGGCGGCGAACCCGCCGGGGTCGTTGTCGGCGGTCGTGACGAGGATCATGAGCGGCTGGGCGCGGGTGCCGAACCCGGTCCTGATCGCGTCGTACAGTTCGCGCGACGGCTGGGTGAGCAGCTCGTCAATGTAGGCGGCGTGCGGGCCGGTGCCGAGCGCGCCGAGCGCGTCCCCGGCGGCCACCACGAAGAAACTCGCGGTGCGCTCGTCATAGATCCGCTTCGCGCCGAGCGCGACGCCCAGGCGGCGGGCCAGCACGGGCGACAGCGCGACCATCCGCGCGGCGGCGGTGTAGGCAAGCGCGGCCTGGTCCTTGTCGAGCGCGAGCCCGTAAATCTCGGCGGCCTCCTCGCCGTCCGCGACCAGCAGGTACAGCACGAGCCCGCCCAGCAATTCGGTCTTGCCGTTCTTGCGGCCGGTGCTCAGATACAGCTCTCGGTACCGGCGGACGTAGCCCCACGTCGGGTCCCACACGACCGAGCCGAACAGGGGGCGGATGACCTCGTGTTCCTCCCACGGCGCGGGGATGAACGCGCGCCGCGCCCAGATCCCCTTGGTGTGCACGAGCAGCTCGGTGAAAAACGCCATCGCGTGATCGGCGCGCGGCTCGCAAAAGTGATCGCCGCGCCGCAGGCAGACCGCGCCGTCGAGGGTGCGTCGGCAGGGCGGGAACCGGCGTCGGTCAGCCATAGCTCATCATCACCTAGGGGCAGGTCACGGAGCACCCCTGCGCCCCTGCGGAGTCGCACAGAGGCAGGCGAACAGGGGCTCCCCGGCGTGATCGTGCAGCAGCGCGACCGAGGGGCTTAGAATCGCTCTCCGCGCCGCGATCTGACCGGGCGGTTACCGGCGTGAAAACTCCACACGATCTCCACACGATCGCGTCGCGGGCGCTGCTATGCTCCGGCCGTGCCTGGCGGCCCGGTTCGGGTGGTTCCTTCCGGCCGCCAGGTACCCCCGCCGCAGCTCAGCGGCGGATCGCCGGACGGATCACCGCGCCCCTCGCGGACCCCCGCGGTCGGCACGATCCCCGCGCCCATCATCGCCCGCCCGATGTCGGCGAGCTGCTCGGCGAACATCGCGGACGCTACCTCGAGGGCGCCCCGCATCGCCTCGGCGAGCGTCTCCCCCGGCGACAGCACCCGGCCGGCCAGCAGGATCGAGCCCGTCCAGTCATGGCACGCGCCGCAATAGCCCTCGCGCATGTCGTCGGGATCGCGGCTCACCATCCCGCAGCGCGGGCAGCGGAACCCCGGCTCGTCGCTCACGTCTGGAGTCTGCACCCGGCGGCCGGGGTCCGGCAACCGAAACGGGGGCGCAGACCCGCAGCCGGGCCAGCGCCCCCGTCAGGGGTGCGTCGTGCTTACCAGTTCTCGGGCCGGGCGTCCGGGTGCGCCGCCCAGACGTGCGACTCGATCTGTTCGGCGTAGTCGGCGAGCCAGTCCGCCGCGCCGTACGCGCTGGCCCAGTCGCCCGCGTGGACGTGCTCGCGCATCCCGGCGGCCATCTTGACCGCCCGGTCGGCGAGGTCGGCGAGATCCGGCGGACTGCCCGCCGGGGTGCCGGTGCTGTGGGTCGCGCCGTGCAGCGTGGCCCGGTGCTCGTCGTCCATCAACCGCAGCTCGCGGATCCAGTAGCCGTGCTCGATCAGGTGCGTGAGCTGCGTTTGCTCGTCCAGCTCGCCGAACCCCTCGACGTGCTCGCGGTACAGCTCGTCGCCGCGCTCGTCGCGGCCGGTCTGGTCGCGGTCCTCGGCGGGCTCGTCGCCGCCGTCGCTGGCGTGGACCCAGCCGGGCACGTGCCCGGTCGTGTCGTAGTCAGGCATCGGTGACAGCTCCCTCCATCGCTTCGCCGAGCTGCGCGTAACGCCGCCCGCACGTCTCGAATGGCAGCGCCCCGGCGGCGCGGTCGTAGTGGATGAACACGGGCAGCATCACGCCAGCCGGGCGCGTGATGCTGATCACGGCCCACGCGCCGACCAGGCAGGCGTCGCAGCCGTGCTCCGGGCGGTCGTAAGTGCCGCCGAGCCAGAACGCCATCGCGCTCGGGCTGCGGGTGATGACCTCCTGCCGCCTGGGCGGCTGGGCGGTCTCGTCCGTCAGATAGCGGACGGGCCAGGTAGTGCGTTTCATTTCGGGTGGTTCCTTCCGTGGAATCGATCTATCGGTCGGGGAACGTGATCAGGAACGCGACCCGCTCGCCGGGCTGCCAGCGCTCGATCACGCCCTCTATGAACGCCGGGGCGAACCCGGCGAGCCGCTCGCGGATGTCCTCTGGCCCGCGTACCGGGTCGCCGTCGAGGCTGGCGATCTGCCTTTCCCCGGCGGCGAACTCGGCGCGGCCGAGCTGCGGGAACGGGTTGCACGTGAGCCCGTAGGCGTGCCAGCGATTCGTGTCGGTGCCGTTGATCACGACTTCCATCGCGAGTCGCGCGCTCGCCACGCCGAAGGGGGCGGCTGCCGCCGCCCCCTGGGGCTCGTGCTGCGGGGTGCTCACTTCGCGCCCGCCGTGGCGAGCTGCTCAGCGTGCGCCTTGCACTTCGCGCACCAGCTCGGGCGCCCGGCGTTGCTGCCCAGCCCGTCGCCCTCCTTGGCGCTCGCGACTTCCTTCGTGGTGCCGTGGTAGTTGCAACGCACGAGCCACGCAGCGCCAGCGGCGTCCTTGTCGGTCTTCTTGAGCAGGTCGTACCCGCCGTGCGGCCACTTGACGACGTAGCCAGCGGGGGCGGTCAGCTTCTCGGCGGGCAGCTTCGCGAGCCCGCCCGCCTTGGGGGTGCTCGTCGGCACGTCGCTCTTACGCGGCGCGTCGGCGGGCACGACCGCCCAGAACTTGGTGGCGCTGCCGAACGCGCCGCCCTCGATCGCGCGGCCGTTCGCTGACTTGAGCGTGATCCCCTGCGCGTCGGTCTCGATCTTGCCGACCTTGACGCCCTTGTCGGCGGGCGACTTGACGGCGGTGCCGAAGAACACGAACCCGCCGGTCGGGTTGCCGTGCTGCTTCCAGGTCGCGCGAACGGGCGCGGGCTCGTCAGCGTTCGCGGCGAGCTGCGCAGTGTGCGCGGCGAGCTGCTCGCGCTCGTCGTCGCTCAGGGACTCGCCCTGCGCGGCGTCGTCGCCCTGGGCGGCCTGGTTCAGCTCGTGCTGGCGGTCGGCGCGGGTGCCCTTGCGAGCGCGCTTGGCGGCCACTTCGTCGGTCGGCGTCTCGGCGGCGGCGGTCTCGGTGGTGGTGGTGATGTCGGTCATGATGGGTGGTTCCCTTCCGGTGTCTCGCTCGTCACGGTGCGTGACGTGCACTAGCTTAAACGCCTACCCTCGGTAGGCATTCCGTTGGCGCCGAGAGGTTCGCGGTGACGTGGGTTACAGTTGTCGGCGGCCCGGCCCCGGCTGCCTGCCCCACGGCAGGGCGGCCGGGGCTCGGGTGCCGGTCACGACAGCAATCGCTCGGCGGCCAGGCCAGCGCCTACCGAGTGCTCGATCCGCAACGGCTGCCGCGCCGCCGGGGTGAATCCGAACTCCCGCGCCCACGATCGCATCTCGGCCGATGCGTCGCGCGCCTGCGATACCGCCGGGTTGCGGCGCAGCGACCCGTCCCGGTCCTTGATCATCAGCCCCGCGACGGCGACGACCTGTGACGCGGTGCGGAACCGGGCGACCGCCTCGCAGTACGCGGCGAGCGCCGAGGCATCGACCGCCCGCGCCGACCGCATCGCGATCACGTCGGGGATCACCCGGTCCCACTCCTCAGCCGCCGCGCTCGACAGCCACTCCGGTTTCGGCGGGGACAGCTCGCGGGGCTTCGGCTCGTCGCGGTTGATCCTGCTCGGGCGCGTCTCGCCGTGCAGCAGGCGGAGGTTCGTCGGCACCGGGGCCGGGCCGCGCTTGCCCATCAGGTGCGCCCTGCCGCGACCGCGCGGGACGCGACCCGCCGGGCGATGTCCGCGCGGCGCTCGTCGGCGATCTCGGCGGCGATCGCGGCCATCTGCGCGGCGGCGGCGTCGTACAGCTCCCGGTCGAGCACCACGAGCGGGGTGCGGATCGCGTCGGGCGTCATCTTGTGGAACACGCGCGGGCCGCCCTGCCCGTTGACCTTCGTGCGCCAGATGATCACTCGCGCGCCCTCGGGGTGCATCCGCTGGAGCCCCACCGAGCGGCGCGCGTCGTACTGGAGCCGCAGCCCCTTGGAGCTGCCCGACTCCTTCGCGTACCGCAGCGGGACGACCACCGCGGCGGTCACCGGCTCGGCGGATGTGCCGTACTGGAAGCCGTGCACGATATCGTCCTCGCACGGCCCGCACCACGGCGGCCGGTCGGCCTGGTCGGCGCGCTCGATGAACAGCGAATAGGGGAACCCCGTCCGGGCGAAGATCCCCGCCTCGGTGCGCGGGTTCACCGCGTCGAGATACGCGCCGGCCGACGCTGCGTTGGTCGAGCGGACCACCGCCGCGAGGATGTCAGCGAACAGCGCCAGGCCGCCGTGCCGCCGCGTCACCCGCACCGCCGCGCCCCGGCTCACGAAACAGTCGATCCGCGTGATGTTGTCGTCAAGCTGGAGCACTCCCCAGCAGCCCCGTTCGGCGGCCAGGCGGCAAGCGTGCTCGCGGCCGGGAAACGCCCCGGTGTAGTTCCCGTCAAACGGGATGATGTCGGTCCAGTGGTCGCGGGCCCACTCCCGCGCCCAGTCGGCGCTGTAGGCGGCGATCTCGTGCCCGTCGTCCTCGTACGCCTCGGCCTCGTCGTCGCGCACCGCCCACACGGGGTCGCGGGTGACGCCGTGCAGCGCCGCCAGGAACCGCGCGGTGGGCCGCTGGGTCAGCAGCGGGCGGGTACCGGAGACCACGACCGGCAGGATTCCGGCGAGCACGTCAGCGGGAGAAACGGACATCGACCACTCCGTTGACAGCGAGGAGATCCGGCCCGGCCCGGTCGGCGTCGTCACGCGACGCGAACACGACCGTCACGGTGTAGCCGCCCCCGGTCAGCGCCTGCACCCGCCCGCTCGTGCGCTGGTTCAGGTCGCGCTCACCGTTCCCGGCCGCCTCGAAAGCGGCGATCAGCGCGCCCCAGTCGGCGAGGTCGAGCACGCCGTCAAACTCGTGCCCGAGCCCGTCCAGCTCGGCGGCCAGCGTCGTGTAGTCCCACGTCGTGTAATCGTGCGTGCGGTTGTCGGCGATCCGGTAGGCGCGGAGCTGCGCGGGCGTCAGGTCGGCGGCGATCACCGCCGGGCCGTGCGTCTCGCCGAGCGACCGCGCGGCGCGGTGCCGGACGTGACCGACCACGATCACGCGCTCGCGGTCGAGCACGACCGGCTGTTGCCAGCCGAACGACTTGAGGGACAGCGCCGTCTGCTGGACGGCGCGGTCGGTGATCTTCCGGGCGTTCGCCGGGTACGGGATCATGTCCGCGAGCGGCATGATCACGACCTCGCCGAGCGGCGAGACCGCCGCCGTCACGGCGGACCGCCGGATTCCGCCGCACCGCCGAATCGGCGGCCGGCAAAAACCGGAAAACCGGGCCGCGCTCGCGCGGCGACGAGTGCCGCTGTGCCCCTCGCCCCGGGCGAGGGGTCACCCCCCACCCCACGGGCGCGGCCACGCGCCCGTGTGCCGCCTGCCGTGGCCGCTGCCGCCCCCGCGCGGTTCGGCGGCGGCCACGGAGGCGCGGCGACGACGCCAGCTCGCGCCGCTGCGGCGTGGGCTGTGGTGATCGCCGAGTGGCAGTCAGCGCAGAGACTCACGAGGTACTCGTCCGCCTCTGCGCCTGGCTGGAGATGGTGGACCTCCGTGGCGGGCCAGCCATCCCACACGCAGGAGTACCCGTCGCGGGCCAGGATGCGGGCTCGCGTCCCGGTCCAGCCGGGGGGCATGATCCGGCCACGTGCGCCCGCAGCCCACCGCTGGGGCGGCGGGCAGTTGGGGCAACCGGAACCCCGGACGAGCGGACAGCCCGGTACGGGGCACCCGGTAGGGGCGCGGTGGGGCACGGCGTCAGTCTGCCCCGGTGGGGCGTGGGTGGGCAAGGGGGGTCAGCTCCTCGGCGGGGGGGCGGTGGGCGGTTCCACGATCCATCCGGCGGCGGACAGGGCGTCGGCGAGGTAGCCGCCGGTCGCCTGGGTGGCGAGCGCCGCGCCGTCCTCGAATATCTGCACGGTCGTCCCGCCCTTGAGGGCCTGCGCGAACTCGGTGCCGGTGTGAGTCCCGATCCGCAGCGTGGTCGATGCCCACGGCTTGCCGGACTTGTCGGCGATCCACGCGATCAGCGCGTGAGACAGGCACGCCGGGCCGGTCACGGCGACGATGACCTGTTGCCCGGTCTGCGTGGTGGGGGTGTACCACGCGCAGCTCGGGAGCCGGGTCGGGCGCGGGCTCGGCGGGCTCGGGGTGGTGCTCGCCGCCGGGGCTGCCGAGCAGCTCGCGACCGCGAGCGCCGCGAGCGCTAGCCGCCAGTGCACGCTAGGCCCGGCCGTTCGGCGGGCGTGGTGTGGGCCAGCCGTTCGCCCAGTACATCGGAACGGGGTCGATCATCCCGGCTATGTCGGTGCCGAACCGGACGTAGGCGTGCTCCTCCGGGGCGGCCGGGTCGAACACTTCCGAGAGCCAGCCGACGCCGTGCGCTTCGGCGTTGCTGGCTAGCGTGTGGTGGTACTCGGCGACGAACGCGGCGAGCGCGCCCGATTCGGGGTCGGCCGCGTCGAGCCATACCTCGTCGCGGAGCTGACCTCCGGTCCAGAAGCGCAGCCGCAGGCGGTTGCGGTGGTCGGGGATCAGCGGGTGGGCCTGTGATCTGCGGCGGTCGTTCATCACGGGTGGTTCCTCTCCGGGTCAGCACGAGGGGCTAGAACGGCGGCGGGTCCCCGTCGTCGTCGTCGTCCTCGTCCTGGTCCTGGTGGTCGTGCTGGTCGTCCTCGTCGTCGGGCTCGTCGTCGTCGTGGTCCTGGTGGTCGTCGTCGTCGGGCGGCGGCTGGGGTAGCCGGTCGCGGAGCGCTCGTGACTGGGCGGCCTGCTCGGCGGCGAGCGCGGGGCCGTGCAGCTCGCCGGACAGCTCGGCGCGCTCGACTAGCGGGCGCGGTCGCTCGGCGAGCATCCGGCGGCATAGGTCGGCGCCGCGATGCGAGCGCTCTTGACGGGCGGCGGCCTCGGCGGGCGGCTCGCCGTCGCGCAGCAGCGCAGCCTTGCGCATGGTGATCAGGTCGACCGGGTCCGGCTGCGGCGTGGGCGGGGTCGGCGCGGGCGGGCCGTAGCGCCCGCCGTCGTGCTGCCCGAGCGACTGCCGCAGGTACGCCGCGGGGTTGGCAACCTGTCGGCCAGCCAGGACGAGCGCGATGATGCCGCGCGCCTGTTCGTCGCTGACGGTCTGCCCGTGCTGCCCGTACATGATCGCCTTGGTCATCGAGACCAGCTCCTCATCGCCGTCGCCGGTCATGGCCGGGCCTCGCGCGTGCGCGGGGGCGTGCGCGCGGCCGCGCGGGCGTGCGCGCGAAACGTTCCCGCAGATTGATAGATACCTGTACCGACAGAGTCTTTGACTCTGTCTCTGTACGGAAATCGCATTGCCGATCGCTTAGGCATCCGCATTGCCCCCCGCATTGCGATGGGCAGTGCGACCCGCATTGCGGCCCGCATTGCGATGGGCATTGCGATCCGCATTGCCCACCGCACCGTCCCACCGGACTTTGGCCGCTGCCCGGCCCGCCTCGATCCGCGCCCGGACCTCAGCGCGCGTGTCGTTCCACTTGGCGTAGGCGAGCACTTTCCACGTCAGGATTCGGCCGTCCGGGTCGTGGCGCAGCTCGCACAGCGGGCCGAACTCCCCCGGATCGGCGAGGTACTCGGCGAGCTGCCGGGCCTGCTCGTCGCCGAGCCCGGACATCAGCGACGCGAGCACTTCGGCCGGCCCGACTCCATCGGTCAGGTTCTTGCGGCTGTAGCGGATCAGCTCGCTAAACAGGTGGGCGGCTAGATGCCCCTCGACCGCGCCGAACCGGGCCAGGTGCGCCACCTTCGGGTCTTCGGTCCAGGTCAGCGACAGCTTGTAGAACCGTTCTTCGGCGCGCGGCATCACGGGCGCCCGGCTATCTCGTCAGTCGCGAACGGCACGAGCGGCCACGCCTGCGATCGCGGGACGTGGCGGCCGGTGATCTTCCGCAGCCGCAGCGTGCCGCGCTTCGGCCAGTCGGCGACGAGCGGCACCATCCCGGCCCGCGTCGCCGCGTCGTACAGCTCGTTAAGCCACGAGCCCCTCAGCGTGGTATCGCCGGTCTTGACCTGCACGGCGAGCACCTGCCCGATCTTGACCGCGAGCAGGTCGGCGTGCCCGTGCGAGCCGCGCGACTCCATCACGTAGTAGCCCTCTTTGCGGAGCCGGGCGGCGGTCAGCTTCTCGCGGTACGTCCCGCGACGTGCAGCGCTCATTTGGCGGCGCTCCCTTCCGCCCCCGTGGTCATGCACGCGGCACTCCACCGCGCGCCCTTACGCTGCCAGCGGCACAGCCCCGCCTGGGCTGCCTGCTCGGCGGTGAACTGTGACCCATCCGACATCACCGGCTTGCGGAACGCCAGAGCCCCGTCGTCCGACAGCGCGACGAGCCGACCGCACCGGCACTTGGCCCCGGTCAGCAGCCGCACGGCGAGCGCTTCCGCCGCCTCGATCGGGTTCGTGTAGTTCTCGGCGATGATCCGCGACCCCTGATACTGCGCCTGTGCGTACCAGGCGGCGTCCTCGGCGGGCACGTCGTCATGGAGATAACCGATCTCCAGGCCGCGCGCTCCTGTGCGCCCCACTAGCTCGGCGGCGGCGATCAGCCGGTCCTCATCGTCGCTGGGCAGGTTCATCGATCCACCTGAAACGTTTGCTTCAACTGATCGCGGCGGCGTCGCCACTGCCCCGCGCCCTGCCCTGTCAGCCCCGCAGCGTCGCCGATAGCGCGCCAGGAGAACCCCTCAGCGCGGAGCCCGTCGATCGCGTCCGCGCACGCCTGGTCGGCGGCGTCGCGGACCCGCCACAGCGCGCCGAAGTTGTCGATGTCGGATCGCCCGACCCGGCGGCCGAGATTGCGGATCATCCGGGTGATCATCCGCGCAAACTCGTCGGTGTCGTACTGGCGCTCGCGGCGGCGGCCGCGCACCCGGCACAGATCCGAGCAGAACCGGCGGCGGCCGGGTGGCAGTGCTCGCCCGCACTCGGGCGCCGCGCACGTCACGTCGGCTCCCACGGCTGGCGGCAGCAGGGCAGCCCGGCCCCGTCGTCGGCCCCGTCGTCGGGAATGTACTCGTGCGGCTCTGGCCCGTTCGGGCAGTCGTCGGGGTGCGCGGTGCACGCCAGCGCTACGTCGTCGGGCCGACCGAGCGGGGCGCAAGTCACGGCGGCTCTTCCGGTAGGGGAACGTCCTCGACTGACCGGTAGGGCGTGCCGCCGTCGTCCACGAGGTAGCTGATGTCGTCGGCCATCTTCGCGAGCGACTCGGCGATCGAGACGAGCGCCATCGACCCGGCCAGGAACGCGGCCTCGTGGCCCTGCTGACCGCCTCTCGCGATGAACGAGCCGAGCGGGTCGCGGTCCTGGTGGTCAGCGTGGCGCAGCACCGCTCTAGCGGCGTTGCGGGCCATCTCCAGCGCGGTCAGCTCGCGAGCCTCGCGCGGGCCGCCGGTCACGTTGCTCCCTCCTCGGCGAGATCGGCGAGGAGCGGGATCTCCGCGTCGAACTTGCCGCCCGCAAACTCGACCTCGATCCGGCCGCTGTCGCTGTCGATGCTGACCGCGATGGGCCGCACCGACTCGACTACCTGCATCCGGGCGCGGTCCACCGCCGCGTTCAACTCGGCGGCCGAGCGGTTCATCTCGGATTGCAGATGATCAGAGAACCGGGCCATTTCGGCGGTCGCGGCGTCGTAGGCGGCCTTCCGCCCGGCCGCCGCGGCGTCGGTCGCCGCGCGGCGGTACACCCCGACGAGCCGGTCCATGTCCTTGATCGCCTCGTGGGCTTCGCGCAGCAGCGCGCGCAGCTCGTCAGAGGCGGCGCGCAGCTCGTCGGCGTCGATCGCTTTCCGGCCGGTCACAGCAGCTCCCCGATGTCGCGGAGCCCGGCCAGCGCGATCATGTCGGCCGAAACGTCGGCACCCAGCGCTACCATGCCCTCGATCACCAATGCGAACTGTTCGTGGTCCACGGCGTTCGCCGCTTGCAGGCTGGGCGGGTCGATGCCGCCGTTTGCGGCGCGGATCGCGGCGAGCGCGTTTGTCACCTGATCGGCCCACTCCTGTTGGGGCTTGACCAGGAACCATTGGCCGGTCACGGCTCGTCGCCGTCGCCGGGCTCGTCCTCGCCGCCGCCCTCGCCGTCGCCCTCTGCGGGCAGGTCGGCGGGGTCGTCGGGACTGTCCGGGTTCGCCATCTCGGCGAACATCTTGGTGATCTCGTCCTCCAGGTCGAGGTCGAGGGTGGTCTGACCGGAACGGGCCTCCAGCGCTCGCCGTAGCAGCTTCTCGGCCGCGTCGAGGTCGCCGGGAAGCAATACCTCGACGCGGCGAAACTCAACGGTCGCGATCTCGTCGCCGGTCTTGGCGTCCACGGTCACCCGGCGCGGCGCCACGATCGCGATCACGGCGCGCAGCCGCAGCGGCGCAGCGTTGAGCGCTTCGGCGACGAGCGCGCCCGCGATGTCTGACAGCCCGTTGCCCTCGCCCTTCGGCAGTACCGCCGTGTTTTTGACATCTGGCATGGGGGTGCTCCTCACTTGGGGTACTGGTCGTTGACGGCCTGGATCGCTGCGCTCTGGGCGCGCACCAGGTCGATCGAGCCGGTCGGGCCGCTGCGATAGGCGCGGTAGACGGCCCCCTGGATCTCGTGGGGAACCATCCGCCAGTGCTGGCCGCACATCAGCAGGCGGTTCGGAACCTGGAGCGGGCAGACTCGCACGGGGCACAGATGGTAGCCGGGGCGCGATTTCACGGTCATAGTTGTCCTCCGCTCGGCCGCGCGCCACGCGGCGGCGAGACTGTAGGCGGCAGACCCGGCCAGATGCCGGGACTCGCACGCCTGGGTGTGCATGTCGGTCCAGCGCCCGTCCGGGGTCCACGGTCCCAGCGTCCAGCCGCCATCGGCCGCGCAGATGCACGTCCAGCAGCAGTACTGGTAACCGTCGCGGACTAGGCGGCGGCAGCCGCCCCAGCAGCGACGCCAGGGGGCTGCGGCGAGGAGCGCGGGGT